ACATCTTTTAAATCTTCCTTAATTATATGTTTCCATAAACTTGTATGAGATAAAAAACAAGCACATTTTGCTTTATGTTCTTTTTTATTAATATTATGATATGATACCATTTTTTTAAAAATTGGATCATCATCTTCTAAATGTTCATAATGAGTTGCTGACCATCTTGTATATCTATCATCATCTTTATATTGTTCCCATCTATCTTCTGCTTCATCTAAATTAATTACAAAAATATGTTTTACCATTTTATAATGAATTAGAAAATTAATCAAAATCCAGAACGATTTCCTTTTGTACAACTCTTAATGTTTTTTGAACTAAACTATATTCATCTGTATATTTACTATTCTTTTTTTTATTTTCATGATCATAATTATTCTTTTTATATCTTAAACCTTTTATAAATTGTTCTTCAGTTAATACTGGCATCTTTGCCCTGTTATGGCAGTGATGGTAAGTAATTGGCATTTATTTTATAGTGAATCTAATTTTTAAATGAAGTGTTAACTTTATCTGTAAAAACATTTACAATATTACGATGTTGTTTATATCCATGACCATAATCATTAAAATCATGTTTAATAAAATATTCACAATCATCTTCATTAAAATTTATTTTGTAATAAGCATAACAATTTTTACATTTCCAAACTATATAAAAAATATTATTTCCATCATTGTGTTTTTTAGCGAATTGCAATTTTGGTGAATCAAAATAAAGAGTTTCTAAAATACTCTCATTACCCTTTCTGCTTGTATAAAAAAATTTATTATCTTTATAAACAATATTTGTTCTTGTCTTTAATTCTACATAAATATTATCTCCATAGTAATCAAAATTAGAATATTGATTTTCAGAAGGTTTTAATTTACAATCAAATAATTTTTCTAAATCTTTTAATGAATCTAATTCACTTTGCTTTCCAAGAGCATAATCAATCTCAAAGATTTGTGTTCTCATCCTTATATTGTCTAGAAGAAAAAAATAATCTATATCAAACGAGTATAATTTTAAAAAATAATATATCAATTCATTATAAAATGAGTTTACTATTACATGGAGATTGTTTGGAACATATGAAAGGTATTGATACAGATTCTGTTGATTTAATTTTTTGTGATTTGCCTTATGGTCAAACAAATTGTAAGTGGGATATAATTATTCCTTGGGAAGAATTTTGGAATGAAATAATGAGAATAAAAAAGATAACTACACCAATATTTTTTACAACAACAACAAAATTTGGTGTAGAGATAATAAATAATGCTCCCAAGAAATGTCCATTTAGATATGATCTTATTTGGGTAAAATCAGCATCTTCTGGATTTTTATCTTCTAAAAAAATGCCATTAAGAAAACATGAACTAATATATGTATTTTATGAAAAATTACCATTTTATGATTTATCTTCACATAAGCATAAATTTATTGATAAAGATGATTCAGTAGAAGCAAAGGATGGAGCGTATGGTTCATTACAAATTAAACCACCAAAAACAAGTGGAGCAAGGTGGGAACCAGCATTACCAACATCAATAATCAAGGGTGTAAATAATACATATAATACAGAAGGTAGAAAGAAACCAATAATTAGACAATCAGAAGGGCAATATGATCCGCCTTTACCCAATTCAGTAATAAGACCAACAGAAACTTATCAAAATAATTCATCATTGTACGGCAAAATAGATAGACCTGATTTTAAAAGAAAGGATGGTGAAAGTATGTATGATCCGCCTTTACCGAATAGTTTATTAGAAATAAAATCAACTCGTGGTTCTCATAGCACAGAAAAACCGATTGCTCTCATAGAATGGATATTAAAATATTATTCAAAGGAAGGCGATGTTGTTTTAGATCCAACAATGGGTAGTGGTTCATGTGGAGTTGCTTGTAAAAATATGTGTAGAAATTTCATTGGAATAGAAAAAGATAGTGAAATATATCAAGTTGCTGTAAATAGAATAGAAATCTAGAATTATGTTGTCTTTAAGTCATCAAAAATAAATTTATAAATTTATTTTTGATGACTTAAAGACAACATAATTCTAGATTTCTATTCTATTTACAGCAACTTGATATATTTCACTATCTTTTTCTATTCCAATGAAATTTCTACACATATTTTTACAAGCAACTCCACATGAACCACTACCCATTGTTGGATCTAAAACAACATCGCCTTCCTTTGAATAATATTTTAATATCCATTCTATGAGAGCAATCGGTTTTTCTGTGCTATGAGAACCACGAGTTGATTTTATTTCTAATAAACTATTCGGTAAAGGCGGATCATACATACTTTCACCATCCTTTCTTTTAAAATCAGGTCTATCTATTTTGCCGTACAATGATGAATTATTTTGATAAGTTTCTGTTGGTCTTATTACTGAATTGGGTAAAGGCGGATCATATTGCCCTTCTGATTGTCTAATTATTGGTTTCTTTCTACCTTCTGTATTATATGTATTATTTACACCCTTGATTATTGATGTTGGTAATGCTGGTTCCCACCTTGCTCCACTTGTTTTTGGTGGTTTAATTTGTAATGAACCATACGCTCCATCCTTTGCTTCTACTGAATCATCTTTATCAATAAATTTATGCTTATGTGAAGATAAATCATAAAATGGTAATTTTTCATAAAATACATATATTAGTTCATGTTTTCTTAATGGCATTTTTTTAGAAGATAAAAATCCAGAAGATGCTGATTTTACCCAAATAAGATCATATCTAAATGGACATTTCTTGGGAGCATTATTTATTATCTCTACACCAAATTTTGTTGTTGTTGTAAAAAATATTGGTGTAGTTATCTTTTTTATTCTCATTATTTCATTCCAAAATTCTTCCCAAGGAATAATTATATCCCACTTACAATTTGTTTGACCATAAGGCAAATCACAAAAAATTAAATCAACAGAATCTGTATCAATACCTTTCATATGTTCCAAACAATCTCCATGTAATAGTAAACTCATTTTATAATGAATTGATATATTATTTTTTAAAATTATACTCGTTTGATATAGATTATTTTTTTCTTCTAGACAATATAAGGATGAGAACACAAATCTTTGAGATTGATTATGCTCTTGGAAAGCAAAGTGAATTAGATTCATTAAAAGATTTAGAAAAATTATTTGATTGTAAATTAAAACCTTCTGAAAATCAATATTCTAATTTTGATTACTATGGAGATAATATTTATGTAGAATTAAAGACAAGAACAAATATTGTTTATAAAGATAATAAATTTTTTTATACAAGCAGAAAGGGTAATGAGAGTATTTTAGAAACTCTTTATTTTGATTCACCAAAATTGCAATTCGCTAAAAAACACAATGATGGAAATAATATTTTTTATATAGTTTGGAAATGTAAAAATTGTTATGCTTATTACAAAATAAATTTTAATGAAGATGATTGTGAATATTTTATTAAACATGATTTTAATGATTATGGTCATGGATATAAACAACATCGTAATATTGTAAATGTTTTTACAGATAAAGTTAACACTTCATTTAAAAATTAGATTCACTATAAAATAAATGCCAATTACTTACCATCACTGCCATAACAGGGCAAAGATGCCAGTATTAACTGAAGAACAATTTATAAAAGGTTTAAGATATAAAAAGAATAATTATGATCATGAAAATAAAAAAAAGAATAGTAAATATACAGATGAATATAGTTTAGTTCAAAAAACATTAAGAGTTGTACAAAAGGAAATCGTTCTGGATTTTGATTAATTTTCTAATTCATTATAAAATGGTAAAACATATTTTTGTAATTAATTTAGATGAAGCAGAAGATAGATGGGAACAATATAAAGATGATGATAGATATACAAGATGGTCAGCAACTCATTATGAACATTTAGAAGATGATGATCCAATTTTTAAAAAAATGGTATCATATCATAATATTAATAAAAAAGAACATAAAGCAAAATGTGCTTGTTTTTTATCTCATACAAGTTTATGGAAACATATAATTAAGGAAGATTTAAAAGATGT